GTCGAGCGCCTCCGCCTCTGCCGTGCGCATATCGCCCGCTTTAATGGCCGCGAGCATCCGGCGAAACCCCGAAAGGCCTCGGACACCGAGCTGAAACGCCATGTCTTCCAGCGCGGCGAGGCGGACCCGATCGAGGCCGCTTGCCCACGGCGCCGCCTTACCCAGTTGCCGGCGAACTTCTGCGACATCGAGAACGAGGATCGCTTCGGCTTGCTCCGGGGTTAGCGGATTGGCGTCGAGGTTGTGCCCATAGCCGACCGTGACGAACCCCCGGGTGTCGAAATACGGCGACCCCCGAAAACCCTCGTGGTACTTCAACAGTTCAAGGACATCCATAAAGGCTCTCCCTCAGAAAGAACAACGCCCGGGCGGACCGGGCGTCGTGTGCTGCATCCCGGCGAGAAGCGCCAGCGTTAGGCGACGACTCGAATCTGTAGGTACTTGGACAGGCCGTTGGCCGTTATCGTGGCGTCCTGCAACAGCGAGAAAGACATCGACAGCGCGCCGAAATCGTCGCTGATTAGATCGAGGCCAGAAGTCGGGCTGAATTTGACGCGGTGGGCGCGCAGAAAAACCGGGTTCCCCGAATCCGCGTCGTTAAGGCCCTCCCAAAACAACTCAAACTCTTGGCCGGAGTTGACCAGCGCCTCGATGACATCCTCCTTTTGCGTCGTGTAATTCGCCAGCACTTCGGAGCCGTCCGCAATGCCCGCGCCAGCAATCGGCGTAAATCCCGCCGCCGATACGGTGTAGTCCGTATCCTCGACATACGTGGCATCTTTAGCGGCGTTGGTCAGAATCAGCGCAACACCCGGGTCACGCATGTTGTCCAGCACCTCGAGGCCCCCACTGGCTACCGTGTGAGACTCATCGGTGATCGCCTCTCCGCCCGCTTTAGAATTGACCGTGCCGTACAGGCCAAGCGCGATGTTCGCCGGATCATAGGCGGTGACTTCCATTTCCCCGTTGACGCTGGAAATGCGGCTTACCGAATCGAGCACGCCGCCACCGCCTTGCGTGTAATCCGATAGCTCTTTGGTCTCCTCCTCAATGGCGAAATTCGCCGAGCGAACATTGCCCATGAAGCGGCGAGCGCCGCCAGCGGACGGCTGGAGGTAGAATTTCCCTTTGCCGATGAAAGAGCGGGTGGTCGTCGAAAGACTCATCTATAGATCTCCAATAAGGGCGAACCGGGCGTTGAACGTCACCGGGATGTATATAAAACCGAAGCGATATTGCGATGGTGGAGCCGATTGCAGCTCAAGCGGCCGAACGCCGGGACCGGGTCGCCAGCCGAGAAGGCCTTGGATAACCCCCGTCACGATCTCCCCGGCCGCGCTCCGCGCCGTCGAACCGCTGCGAACATCCCGGACGCTCCGCGCCGCTGCGACGACAGTCCAGGTCTGCTCGAGCAGCACTTCCCCCGGCACTTGGTTAGCCGGCGTCGATCCGCCGTACAAAACGTGGACGGCTGGCGTAACCTGTTTCCGTTCTTCCACGCCGTCGAGGTCCGGGGCGGTGAATACCCGAACGTCGGGCGCGAAGCGCTCCTCAAGCCGGGCAACGATCAACGGCTCAAGCCACAGCAGATTGCTAACCGCGCCCGCCATCAGCTACCGGCCCGCTTACGAGGCGCGGTCTTACGAGGCGCGGCCGGTCCGGGGGCCAACTCCGCCGCCCCTTGGCCGGTCAGAATGTCGGCCTCCTCCGGGGTAACGTCCGCCACCTCCCCGGCGAATCTCATGCGGCCACGGATGGGGGTCGAGTGGATGATTTTTATGCGTGGCATATCATGTCTCGTTGTATCGGTCGGAGAAGTCCGCGCCGAACAGGATGGGTCGCGCCCCGACAGCCGGGAGCGTTGTCTGTTTGGTGCTCTGGTCGATCAACACCCCGCTAGCGCCGACAAGCTGCATCGCCCCGGTGGCGACTTTCGCCAGCCACTTGTGGGCCTCGTCGTTGCGGTCCCGCACCGTATCCGGCGCGCCGACCCCGTACAGCCGATAGCGGGCGATGTCGCACAGGTAGCCGACCGCTTGCGCAGACACCGGCGGGAGCGGGAGCGAATACCACCGGCCGGCCGCCGAATCGAGCGCTCGAGAAGCGAAGGCCAGTGCCGCCGACAGATCGGCCGGGGCGAGGTCAGACATTTCAGCGGCCGTGAAGGCCGCTCCCATGTCCTCAGCGGTGATGTAGTTCACCATCGCATTCCCTTAATCCGAGCTATGCACTTTTACAAGGGTGCCCGGGCGGATGCACATCGGCAGGGGATTCGACTGAGTATGCACGTCGTAACCACGGCCGAACTTGCGGGCCTCGACTTTGGCGTAATACAACTGGTTGGACGCCGCCACGGCCTCGTTGAAATCCGGAAGGCCCGCATAGGTGCGAAAAGAGCCTTGCGTACCCGTCGGGAAGGCGTGGCCCTCACCAGCGGCGATAAAGCGTACCGCAGAACCGGCCGAACCCGTCGCCGAGGCGCGATACTCCCGAAAATTAACGCCCGACAGGGTGAAGCCGTCGCGCATATCGCCGCCGCGCCGCTGTTCGCCCGCTTGCCAGCCCTCAAAAATCGCTTTGACCGAGGCATGTTTAATGAGCTTATCGTAGAACTCTGGCGACACCTCGCAGCCAATACCCGTCATCGATTCGCCGCTGAGGTTGTCCTCAACATGGCGAACAATCTCCCGGCATTTCTCGGGGACATCCGTCGCGGTCGTGCCCAACTTAAAGTCGATCACCTTTTGCGCGATGCCGAACTCAGTGAAAAGGTTGTATAGGACCGTGGAGCCGTCGGCGTCCAGGATCACGCCCTTGAGCGCACCCATACGCAAATGCTCCAAAGTGATGTCATGTTTGGCGCGGGCGTCGGTCAACTTTTCCGTCAGCAGGTCCGCGATACCGCGCTTCTGGTTGCTCGCGAACATCCGCACGTTGGCCACTTCGCGGGGACTTACGCCCTCGTCGTAGACCAGTCGCGGGATGTTGAACGTGCGGATGTTGCGCAGGCCGCCCGAGCCAACAACGCCGGGCGCGTTGACCTCCGTCGCAGGGATCATGCTCAGGACGCCGTTGCGCTCCTCGATGCCGATAGGGTTGCTCATCGCCCCACGGACGGGCATCAGGTTTTCTTGCCCGATCCGCCCGTAGGTGTTCGGGATGAGGTTCACCGCTTCGGTGATTTCAGTCACCGAGAACGCGTCAAAAGGATTCAGTAAAGGCATTTTTATCGATTCTCTTAAGTAGTCGGCGGAAAGGGAGTCTTAGGCCGTCGCGCGGACAACGATACCGGCGGCGACCAGTGAAACGGCCCCCGCAGCATCAAGGCCGATGAGGGCGTCTTCGGAGACCACGGCAGGGCCGCGCGCCAGGATCACACCAACCGCATCCGCGCCCGACGCATCAACGTCGCCCATCAGGACCCCCGCCGCCGTCTCGGAGCCGTCCACGGCGTCCGCATCGTAAGCGGCATATTTTCCGGAGGCGGTGATCTTGCCGACTACTGTTCCATCGGCCAAGGCGTTGCCCGAGGCGACCGTAACCGTCTCCCGGTTATACAAATTGTCGTACTCGCGCTTGAGCCAAGTCAGTTCGGCGGCGGTTTCGCTAAAAGTCGTCATAGCTAAATTCTCATAGAAAAAGGCTGGGGGTTAGAGCCGGAGCCGTTAAAGGCCGAACCGATCTTTGACAGAGGCGGACAAGGACACCTCACCGCCGCCCTCGCCGCCGCCCTTGCCACTGAGCGCGACCTCCCCATACAGGCCGCCCTTGTTCGCCGCGCCCATACTGCGAAGCGTGGCCGATACCGCGTCGAACGCCTCCGCGCTCATGCCGATATAAGGCGCGGCCTCCTCCTCGGTGTATTTCCGGCCTAGGTCGGCGAACAGCGCCTTGACGCTCTTTTCCCGGGCGTCCTTTTGCTGAGCTTCAAGCTCGGTTTTGGCCGCGCTTAACTCCGTGCGGAGCGCTTCCCGCTCATCGGTGAGGCTCTGCACTTGGCCGCGCATGGCGTCGAGTTGCGCTTTCAGGTCCGCGAGGGTGGTGTCTGGCATTTCGGTTCTCTCTGTGTTGTTGGGGAGGGCGAAAACAGTCGCCGAGGTGTTTTTGTCCGCGCCGAGCGCCACGATGGATACCTCACGGACTTCGGCCCCGCGCAGGACATCCACAGGGCCGTCGAATTTTCGGCCATTGACCGTTGCGCCCTTCTCGCGGTGGTAGCCCCCGCCGTAAAGGCCAATACTCATCTGATACTTGGCCCCCCGCTGAGATTTTCGGGCGATGTCCTCCGCCGTGGCGTCGATGTCGGAGAACAGCTCACCCGCTACGGTGATCCGCTCCGCCGTCCGCTCTGCGCGGTTAACCGCGCCGATATATTCGCCGTGGTTGTGTTGAAAAAGCAGGGGCATGTCGGAGGGGACCTCCGTGGATTCAAGATCGACAACGATGTCGTACCCGGGAACATAATCGCCAGAGTAAGCCACACCGTTGAACTTGGTCGGCAGGGCGTCGCCATCAGCGGCGGCGGAGAGCACCAAGGGCGTGCTAAGCGTAAGGGTTTTATTGTCCATGCGCGGCAGTATCGCGCACAGGAAAACGCACCCTCAATACTGACAGGTGTCAAAAAGGCTACGCGGGAGAGGATGCGCCGCCCCCCGGGAGGCGGTGGGAACCGGAAGGCGACGCGGGTACAAACCAAGGAGACAGGCAAAGTATAAGCGGGCGTCGCGAGGTGCGCAACCCGCGTTAGAGGCTGTTGAGAACCTCCTCAAGCGCCACGGCGGCGGCGTCTTCCGCGTCCTCTTTCCAGAGCCTCGGCCACGCGCCATCAGGCACCAGCGGCCGGGCGGGGACCGTCACCTCTTTGGCGAATATCGGGTGCGTCCACCCGGGCGGGGTAAATTTCAACAGCTTGGCCTTTTTCGGTCGGATCGTCGCGCCGAAATGGTGGACGTGGGCGTACTTAAACCCAAAACCGATTTGAACGGCCTCGCCCGACACCTCATGCGAAAGCGACCCGAGCAGGTGCGCCCCGGTATCCCGGAGCGGGGAACCCTCCCGGTATTTGAGCGGCTCCCACGGCGAGCCGTACGGGTCTCGCCCCTCCGCGAATTGGTCGCGTATCAGCCCTTCCACGGCTAACCCTATCGCGTCGAGAACCTCACCGCGCCCGGCGGCGCTCCCCGCTTTTTTAAGCGCCTTGCCCAGCCGATACCGGCCGTCGAACGTCAGCTCGTATTGCATCAGTAGACCACCTCGATGTCGCCCGCGTCGTCGTCGTCCCCGTCCACGGGCGAGAACTCCACCGGCCAGTCCTCCGGGGGCACAAGCCCGCAGTACAGCAACAGCGCGGTGAGTTGCCGTGGATCGGCCAGCGGGTCGGCGAGGAAGAACATGCGCGGCAGCACATAAAACCCCTTGTACCACCGCGCCCACTGCCGAATGAGCGCCGCATCACGGCCAGTGAGAACGTGAGTATCGAAGTCATAGTCGAACTCAACAAACCGCGTCCTATCAGAATATTCCGTGAATCTGGCCCGCATAGCGCCCCTCCGTTAAGGCCTATAGTGCATAAGGATACCGAGCGTGAAAGCGAGGAGGCCCTCATCTTTCGCGGCGAATTGCTCGAACTGTTTAAGACCCTCAACCCCGGGGGTGAGCGTAAGCTGGAAAGACATCGTTATCATTTCCAGCGCACCACGCGGGCCGTACTCTTTGCCGAAATAGCCGTCGATATAATCGTCCTCGCGCGTAACCTCGTCGGGCCGGTATGCGTAGTTCGGATAGAGGTCCGCCAGCTTGCGCAGCGGATCGCCGCTCGTACGCCGCCGGTGAAACGCCTGAAAAGCGGCGTCGACATCAGGCAAAACATTCTGCAACCGGTGCGCGAACTCGTGGATGCTCGTTTCCAGGCGATAGGTGACGATTGCCGAATCGCCCGTATCGACGAGGTACTTTCCGCCCGGCCAGCCGCTGATGTTCTTGGCCGGGAAAGGCCCCCACTTCTCGTTAAACCACTGCCAACCCCGTGTGACCTTGCTCATTGATACGTGCGTTACACCGATAGCGTTGGCGCGGTCGATCCACGACGACGGGTACACCGCGCCGACCTCTGCGAAATGCGCCTTGGCCTTGGCCGACCCGTGGATGCGGGGAACCGTGCCGCCGATAGAGCGGACCGAGGCCAGTTTTTCCGCGATCTTTTTTCGGAGGATGAACGCCCCGTGCTGCCGCTCATCGTTCCCACCGCGCAGCATGTCGCGCAGCGGCACACCGCGAAACGGCGCATGAGCGTAGTCCTCCGGAACCGCCCCGTCGAGCAGATCGCCGAGCGCCTTGTCGCCGAGCGCCTGCACCTTGTCGATATCCGATAGATCGTCGATGAACTCGTGTGGCGGCGGGATCGTGGGCAGGACAACGGCCGGGGTAATCTTCTCCGCCGTCCCGGTGATCCCCGTCCCCCAACGGGCGAGCGCGTCCTCGATAGCCCGGCGGACGCCCTCCGTCGGCTCCGAGCATACAGAGTAGTCCCACCCCGCGTCTGGCCCCTCGGCGAGCGCCTGGACGCGGGCGAGGCCCGCCTCCCGGTCTTTGGCGAGGCGCTCCTCGTCCCGTTGGAGGTGCCGCGCCGCCTGCTTTTCCGTCAGAGCGATGACATCGCACCGGCACTGGTAGCCGCACGGCGGCATCCACGTTGCCCACACGTTGTCCTCACGGTGGGCGACGAAGCCGTGCATCGCCGCGTGAGCCGGGCGCGTCCTGCCGTCCTGCGTCGCCGTATATTTTAGATATGGGTGTGTCTTGGCCCTACGTTTCAGGCCTTCGCAACGACCACGCATGTACTGGCCGACCATGTTCGTTCGGAAAATGTTTCGCAGCCGGTGATCCGGCAAAGCGATCCCGATGCCCCCGCCCGTTACGCGCTCCCGCCAGACCTCGAAGGTCTCGCCCTCCTGCATCGTATCTACCAGCGAATCGAGGACGGCTTGTAACTGATCCCGGGCCGCGATGCCTGCAATCGAGAAGGCCATCGCCCGGGCCAGCGCGGGAAGCTCCGCGTAGTAGCTGTCCGGCAGCACGACGCCGCGCTCTTTAGCGAGGCGGATTGCCTCCGCTGGCGGAAGGCGTTTCAGCGCGTCGATACTCGGCCCTTTTTTAGCCATCGGCCGCCCCCGGTTCCGTGGACGAATACCCGTAAATGTCCGCCAAGAACAGGGCGCGTTCCATCAGTTCGGCCAAATCCCCGCCTCCGTCGTGCGCCTCCGCCAGGGCGGAGAGCGCCGCTTCGAGCGCTTGCGGACTGTCCGCGCTGCGAACCGCGGAGAGGATCAAAAGCGGCGAGATAGGCTGCGGCGCGTCGCCCTTGCCCCCCGCCATGTCGGGCACCTCAAGTTGAAGGCGGCCGGCGGCGGCTAAGTCCTCCAGATCGCCCCCGTCCTGGCCCCCTTTTTCCGGAACGTCGAAATCCCCCTCCTCAAAGTCGTAGACCCTCAAGAGATAGTCTTTTTTCAGTTCGACAATGCCCGCGCTAACAAGCCTCGCATCCCGGTCAGCCCGCGCCGTTTCAAGCCCGGTGTCGTCTTCAAACACAATGCGCGGGGCCGGACCTTGGAAGCCCATCGCCCACCACGCCCCGGCGACAAGCGGTTGGAGCGCTCGCGTTACCATTCTGAGATCGGCGTTTCGCTTGTCCGTCCGGACCGAATCGTGGACCTTGGCCGCCGCGTAAGAGCCGCCGCCGTCAACGTCCGATGTCAGCGTTTGGCCGAGTACCACGCGCTGCACACGTTTGGAGAGCGCGATCTCGAACCGCTCGAACTCGCCGGTGCCCACCGCCTGAACGGCGGAGACCTTTTCATCCGGGCCGACTGCCACCACCGAGTCCAGCCCGGCGCTCTGCAACCCGGCGACGAACTCCTCCGTGGCGTGAACTTGGCCGAGGATGAGGGGCAACCCGAAGCGCTCTAAAAACTGTACCCAGTATTGGCCGCCGTTATGGCGAAACAGGTAGAGCCAATATAGCCGAGAGAGGAGCGCTTCTCCGTACGGATTCAGCCATGTGGGATTACGCCGTGCGAGAAGGAATTTATACCGCGTATCGACCTCGATCTCCTCGCCCGTTGCGGGGCGGTAGAGCAAGCGCCCGTCGCGCTGAGGGGTGAACCAGTGCATGGGCTTTAGAGACACCCGCTCGACCCCGCCCGGGCGATAGATCACCTCCTGCACCGAATAGCCGAACGGCACCGCATCGAACGCGCCGGAGGCGGCGAGGCCGATCCACGGTTCTAGCTCGTCCCGCAAGGCCTTCAAAGCCTCCTCCGGCCCGCCAGGCATTTCCAGTCGCCAGGGCGTGGCGAGGAGCGCCTCCCGGCGCGTTTCTATTGCGCCCGAAATCTCGTCGTCGTACAGCATCTTGGCGAGGTCGCCACGGTGAAGCCCGTTTTTCTCAAGAATGTGATCTGGGTCCGGGAGTGCGGCGAGGAGCGCGGCGAACGCCTCATCAGTGGCGATCTCTTTGCGCATACGCGCCATGGTTGGCTGGCTATTCATCGTTTTGTAACACCCTGTAGATTGTTCGGGCGGTTAACCCGTAGCGCGCCGCGAGGGCGTTGTGGCTCATGCCTGATGCTCGGTCCCCCCGGATGTTCTCGTCCCGGATTTTACGCATTAGCGCTTCCATTCTCGGCACAGGGAGCGACCGGCCGCCGAATAGCGAAATTATATCGCGGGCGGGCCGCTCGCCAAGCTCACGGCACAACAGGCACCCCGGCGAATAATGCACCGGGATTGAAACGGAAATCCCCCCGAAACGACGGCAGAACGCCACCGCCACGTTGACCCCGGACACGGTGGCGATTTGTTGGGCCACCGGGGGCAGGTCCTCGATGTGGATCATGCCGTCAATCTCCTCGTTGCGCCCCAAGCGGCGGCGGGCTTGTTGGATGTCCATCCGAGCGCCTCGTGCGCGAGAGACATCGCGTCGATTTGGTCGTCGAAATCCCCGACGTTGAAAGCGAGAAGCTCCTCAAGAAAATAGTCGGGGAGACCTGTGTTGTGGATGACGAGGCCCTCCTCGTAGCGCGACGCCATCGGAATGAATCGCGTGTATTTATCCTTGTCCGGCGTAACGCCGCGAACCGGGAGCGTGGTCGTACGCAAAAGCTCCTGCACTACAGCGGCTTGGTACTGCACTTTTTCGATGGCTATCGCCTTAGGGTCCCATTTTCGGGCCATGTCCGCGATGAACCGGAGCACCTCGTTGAAGGTCCCCCGAATCCGGGCGACATCGAGGACCCACACCTTTCCGTTGGAATCCAGGCCGAGGACCGCCGCCGCCGTCCAGTCGGCTGTCGCCTTGGTGCTTATGGCAAGGTCAACGCCCATGGCGATTCTCAGCAGGGGCGGGGCCTCGCGGGTCTGCAACCACTCCCGTCGAACCACGGTCCCGGTAAAATCGACGAACTCCGCAAGGTATTCTTGCCGGAACACCAGTTCCGGCAAATCGCGCCGGGCCTCGTCGATCTCGTCCGGATCGATGAACGGGTTGGCCGCTGTCGGGAGTTGCCACCGCGCCCAACTGCTCTTGGCCTCCGCCTCATCGTAGAACGCTGAAAAATCGTTCCGCCCTTTAGGCGTCGAGAAAAGCCACGCCTCGCCGCGATAGTCGGTGAGCGTCGGGCGTATAGATTCTTCCCACTTTCCTCGGAGGCCCCGCACGATGGCGGCCTCATCGATCACGATGCGCCCGTATTTTCGGCCACGGGCCGGGTCTTCTCCGTCCAGCGTCCAGAACTCGACAACGCCGCCCGTTTTTAGCTCAATCCGCCGATCCTGTTTGTTCGTCTTCGCGACCAACGGCCGGAGAATTTGATTAGCCTCGCTCCATACTTCGGTGAGGTATTTGTACGTCGGCGCGAACCACGCAACCGGATACCCGTGGACGGCGGAGAACGGTGCGCGGGCCGAAATAAGGTCTATCCCGAATTTTGTTTTGCCGAACCGCCGACCGCAGCACGCCACATTGAACCGGCGCGACTCCCGAAGCATCCGGCGCTGAGAAGGATGCGGACTCGGCAACCGGATAACGACCCCCGACACGTCAGCGAATCCCCGCGAATTTGTGCATCTGTAGCGATAGGCGGAGGCCTCCGCCGCGCGTTACCCGGTCAACACATAACGCCGTCAATCGCGCATTGGCGCTAACCGGCTGAATGTACACCGGGCGGGCGGCCCCGTACTCAGCGAGAAGCGCGTCGGCGCGATCTAAGTCCGACTCCCGAGCGATAACGATCTTGATCTCGTTGGCCCGCTCGAGCACGGAACCCAACACTTGAAACCCGCCGGGCATGTTGTACTTTGGCGATACCGTAACCCATGTTTTTTGGTCGCACTCGATCCCATGCGTCCCAGATGTCTCAACCTGTACCGTTCGCCCACGGAGGCGCGCGCCCTCGGTCAACGGCCGAAGATCGTAGAGCGCCGGCTCGCCCCCCGTTATGACGACCATCGCGTCGCCGAAGTCGTCAAGCTGGGTGACCGCCTCGAGGATGTCGTCGGCGTACATCATTGCGTGGTGGGAACTGTCCCGGTCTTTGAGGAGGACATCAGGGGGCTGGACCCTGTCCTCCCCCAGCACCGGCCATGTGTGCTTGGTGTCGCACCATTGACACCCGACCGGGCACCCCTGCAACCGAACGAACACCGCCCGACGGCCCGCGTGGACCCCCTCGCCCTGGATCGATAGAAACACCTCGTTGACGGGATACCTCATCCGGCGGCCCCTCCGGAGTAGGACGCCGAACACTTGCGCGTCTCCTCGATCTCGCACTTGACCAGTGCGACCCCGGTGCCCCGGAGTTGCTCCGGCCCGACAACCTCGACCAAATATTCGGCCATGTTTTCCGCCGTTGGGTTAAACGGAACAGCGACGACCGACCCGTAAGCGGCATCGCATAGTCTGTAGAACTCCGGGTCCTGATCCCAGAGCAAGAGTTTGTGGTCCCAGTTGTCTTCTAGCCACATACACAACCGCGCTTTAATCACGCCGAAGTCCACGACTCGGCCTATCTCGTCAAGCGCCTCGGCCGCGCAATGAAAGTGAACGCGGTAGTTGTGCCCGTGGAGAAACCGGCATTTGTGTTCGTGCCCACAGACCCGATGGCCGGCAGAAAAATCGTGGTAACGCGACGCCAGGTGTTTACCCCTCATAACCTTGTCCCCGTATTACTGACATGAATTCCGCCCGCGCTTTGGCGTCCTCTTTGAAAATCCCGCGCATGACCGATGTCGCCATTTCGACCCCCGGTTCCCGGACACCGCGCCACGACATGCACAAATGCTGGGCTTTGACCACGACGGCGAGGGCGAGCGGACGGACGCGCGTTTCGATCTCGTCGGCGAGTTGCACCGTCGCCTCCTCTTGAATCTGCGGCCTCGACATAACCCACTCAGTGAGGCGATGGAATTTAGAAATACCGATCACGCGCTCGCCCGGGATAACGCCGATCCAAGCCCGGCCAAGGATCGGAACCAGGTGGTGAGAACACGCCGAGCGCACGGTGATCGGCCCGATCGTGTAAAGGGTATCCAGCGCCTTAGCATTCGGGAAATCCGTTATCTTAGGCGGCGGATGAAAACGCCCCTTGAACACCTCGTCGACATACATCCGGGCCACGCGCTCTGGCGTCCCCTCAGTATTGTGGTCGTTCTCGTAGTCGATCCGGAGCGCGACGAGGAGGCTTTCAATTGCAAGCGCGACATCGTCTTTGATGTCCGCACGGTCCTCCTCCGTCAACCCAGGGATGTGATCGTTGGCGACAGTGCCGAGAAAATTCGGAATCATGGTTGTCCTGCTCGTTGTCGATAGGCGATGAACAGGGCCGTGAACAGCACGCCCCCGAAAAACTTGGCCCCGGCTTGGCCCGCCGCAAGCGGAGCGGAGATCGCGCCGAACGCGACCACCGGGAAGATGAGGGAGTCAAGGACGGCGGCCGCCGCGTTTGAGGCATTCATCCGGACAACCCGCCCTTGACAAAACAGCCGGTGGAAAACGGCTGCGTTAACGCTCAGCGAGACCGAGAAGGCCGTCACGGAGGCGGCGGCGATTCGAACCGCCTCCGCGTTTATAGCGACCGTTACCAGACCCCCGGCGAGGATGAGTCCCAACATCCCGACCCACTCCCGACCCGCGTCGCGCCAGCGCTCGTGGAGGATGTCCCGCGCCAGCATTTCGAACGGCACCAGGGCGAACGCAGTAAACGGAAGCGCCGAATACCCCCAGCGTTGGACCGCAAGATTCGCCGCCGCGATAGCGGCCAGCATCGCCGAAATTAAAACGGCGTCGCCTGTCAAGGTATGCTTGACACCCTTAGCGTTTTCGATGATCCTAACCCCACTGAAACAAAAACCGAAACCCAAGCCCCGGAGGCCGAAAATGTTGACCAACGCCCTGATCAAAACCGCCGATGATCTTCTGAAATCCGCCTTGGTGGCGAACGACGATTACGCCATCATCGAGGAGTCCGTCGCCGACGATGAAACCGGCCGGGTGCTGTACTTCACGGACCGGGGCCGTTGCTACGAGGTGAACCCGGTCTCTGGCGAGATCACCGTCGTCGAGCAGGACGAGGATGACTTCATCGACTGACCCGCGCGCCCACCTCGTCGTCTTCCCAAACCTCGACCGCCGCCCGGCGGCCGGGGTATTTTTCTGTTAGGTCGTTTAGTAGCTCCCGCGCCATTTGCTCGCACGACATCCCGCCCAACTCCCCTTGCGCCGCGTTTTCCCGGCACCATTCGAGGAGATCGTGAAATTCCGTCTCGCGGTCAAGGTGCCCGACCGTCAGTTCAACCCGCCAATGAAATTTGTGCCGGTGCCGGCTCGCCAGATACACCCTGTTAGGCGTCGCCCCCGGCCAGCGGTGGAAACCCTCAAGCTCGAACCGGACCATGATTGTGCAGACCGTCATAGATCCTCGCCTCGCGCCTCGGCGGCGCGGTCCGCCCACGAAGCGGCCAAAAGCGAATACCGAAAGGCGGAGAGCCGCAATGCCATGTCGGCCCCGTTCGGCCCGGCGGAATCCCCCAACTCGTAAATGTACCGATCAGGCAGGATGCCGACCGTGGCGCTGTCCGAGTAGACCTTTGGTGAGGCCCACCTCGTCGAGTGGAGCCACGTCGAGCTGTCGCAACTTTCGGCCGGATAGGCATTGACCAGCGAGCCGGGCGAAACGCCGAGGTAATGGACCCATAGGCCCGGATGCGCCCGCCGGTGCTCCGCGACCCC